TCTGATATCAATAAACCTCCATATTGGAAGTATGCTAAGAATGTGTATTTTGGTATTAGTCCATATCACATGCACGCTGGTGTAACCGCATCAAATTACAAGTATTGGAAACGTAAAGCAGGTTCTTCATGTAAGAAGAGTATGAGTCTTGAATCTAAAAATGCTATCAAAAATCTTGATGATGTTCGTGAGATTCGAGAAGCAATGAAAGATTCTGATCGAAAACTTCGAACTCTTTGGAGAACTATCCGTAAGATGATTGTTGAAGATGGTCTCCGTTAGTATTCAGTGGATAATATTTTTATTAGTATTCAGTATCTAATACTCAACTATCTTCAAATTTTTTAGTTGGTATTCAGTGTGTAATACTTTTGTTAGTATTCACGCCATAATACTCATAAAAATCAGTTGGTATTCAATGCGTAAAACTCTTGTCAGTTTTCATTTCGCAATACCCGTAATAAAAAGTGAGGGTTTCGCTACCCTCTTTTTTATGCTTTGTGATAATATATACTATGGACGCCGTAAGGGTCCACAAAACACAAACTCGCTTTAAAAAGGAGCTACAATAATGACTAACCTCATGCGGTATACTGCGTCGGATCTTCCTGCCCTGATGGATAGGATCACAAAGAACAGTATTGGTATGGATGAATACTTTGATCGTCTGTTTAACCTTCATGAAACTACATCAAACTATCCACCATACAACCTTGTTCAGATAAGTAATGTAGAATCCCATCTCGAAATTGCTCTCGCAGGATTTAAAAAGGAGGAAGTTCATGCGTTCACAGAGTATGGAAAACTTTTTGTCGAAGGACAAAAATCAGAATCTGAATCGGACAGGACGTTTATCCACAAGGGTTTGGCTCAAAGAAGTTTTAAACGAGCATGGACCTTATCCGACGACACCGAAGTATCAAGGGTCACCTTTGAAGACGGACTCCTCAGAATCGAACTAAAAAAGATCGTGCCAGAGCACCACCAAAGAAAAGATTATCTATAAATCCTAACACAATAGGTATAAATGCGTAGCAATGAATACAGAAGTGTATCACAGTGATACAGTATAATATAGATAGTTATGTACTTTGGAGGACGGACTATGAACTACACCGCCACTACCCTAGTATTTGGAACACTGATGACTCTTTTTATTGGTGTTCCTATCGCAAACACACTACCATAATACTTGTTGAACCATGGGAATCTTAGCAACACTCGCAATCTTTTCTGCTGTAATGGGAGGAGCATTCGCAATTACACCTAAAAAGTAAATAAATAAAACTGAATATCGTCGGCGCAGACAGGGAGGTAACTGGCACAATCCAGTTGACACCTCCCTTTTTTGTTGCTAAAATACTATTGGTAATGGTGAAAATTTATGACTGTAAAATTAGTTCTACTTAAGTCTGGAGAAGATATTATCTCCGACGTTAAGGAAATGATTATTGAAGAAAAAGTTGTGGGGTATTTTTTGGAAAAACCTTGCACAATTAGGATGAAAAATCCAGGAGATATTGTTGAAAAAGAGGATAGGTCTTTTCAAGTTGCACTATTTCCTTGGATTCCAATTTCTAAAGAGTCTACAATTCCTATTCCCTCTGATTGGGTTGTTACAATTGTAGAACCAGTAGATAAACTCACCGATATGTATAAAAAGCAGGTTTTGAAAAATGATAAAGATACTAGCACTGACGAACAATCTGATTCTGATCAGCAAGATTGAAGAAGTTGGATCCGAATTGGGAGAACCTGATTGTAAACTTATAAAACCTTTTGTTGTTAAGAATGATAAAACAATGGAACCATTCCTTTGTGGGTTTGTTAGTCAGGATGTTTTTATGATGAGTTCTGATCAGATTCTTACTATTGCGGATCCAAAACCAACACTACTTGAGAAATACCAAGACCTTATTAAATGAAATTTTACACTAACGTGCAAATGATCGGGAATCAGTTTCTCGTTCGTGGTTATGATAATGGAAAGAGTGTTATGTTTAAGGAGGAATATTCTCCCACTCTCTTCGTTCCTTCAAAAAAAGAAACAAATTATAAGACTTTGGAAGGTGATTATGTAGAAAAAATTATTCCTGGCACGGTTAGAGACTGTAGAGATTTTTATAAGAAATATGATAACGTAGATGGATTCAAAATCTATGGAAACGATAGGTATGTCTATCAATATATTTCTGACAAGTATCCTGAAGATGAAATTAAGTTTGATATAACTAAGATCAAACTTCTTACGATTGATATTGAGGTTGCTTCCGAGAATGGGTTTCCAGATCCTAAGAACTGTGATGAAGAAATCCTTTTGATTACAGTTCAGGATTATTCCAATAAGAAAATTATTACTTGGGGAACTCGTCCTTTTATTAATAAGCAACAAAATGTTACTTATCATCTCTGCGAATCTGAGTATGAGTTGCTTAATAGGTTCTTGTATTATTGGGACAATAATCCTCCAGAAGTAATTACTGGTTGGAACATTCAGTTTTATGATGTTCCTTATATTTGTGGGAGATTGAATCGAGTTCTTGGTGAGAAACGAATGAAGAGTTTCTCGCCTTGGGGTCTAATTACCAAGAAAGAAGTCTTCGCAAATAATCGTGAGCAAGTTTGCTATGATGTTGGTGGGATTTCTCAACTAGATTATCTTGATCTTTATAAGAAGTTTACTTATAAGGCACAAGAATCGTATCGACTGGATCACATTGCAAATGTAGAACTGGGGCAAAAGAAACTTGATCACTCTGAGTTTGATACCTTTAAAGATTTTTACACTAATGGTTGGCAAAAGTTTGTAGAGTATAACATCGTTGACGTGGAACTTGTTGACCGTTTGGAAGACAAGATGAAACTGATTGAACTTGCAGTTACTATGGCATATGATGCTAAGGTAAACTATAGTGATGTTTTCTTTCAAGTTCGGATGTGGGATAATATTATCTACAATTATCTCAAGAAAAGGGATATTGTAATTCCTCCAAAGGACAAGAGTGAGAAGAATGAGAAGTATGCTGGTGCTTATGTAAAAGAACCTGTTCCAGGAGTTTATGATTGGGTAGTTAGTTTTGACCTTAACTCTCTATACCCTCACCTGATCATGCAATACAATATTTCACCAGAAACTCTTTTGGATGACAGGCATCCCAATGTTTCGGTGAACAAGATTCTTGAAAAGGAAACTAATTTTGAATTGTATAAAGATAGTGCTGTATGTGCTAACGGTGCAATGTACCGTAAAGATGTTAGGGGAATTCTTCCCGAATTAATGGAAAAGATGTATGGAGATCGAGTTATCTTTAAAAAGAAAATGCTTGCCGCAAAACAGCAGTATGAAAAGACTCCTACAAAAACTCTTGAGAAAGAAATTGCAAGGTGCAATAACATTCAAATGGCTAAGAAGATTTCTCTTAACTCTGCTTATGGTGCCATCGGTAATCAGTATTTTCGATATTACAAACTTGCAAACGCAGAGGCGATTACACTCTCTGGTCAGGTCTCTATCCGTTGGATTGAGAACCGAATGAATGGGTATCTAAATAAATTGCTCAAGACGGATGACGTTGATTATGTCATTGCATCTGATACTGATTCTATCTATCTTAATATGGGTCCTTTGGTTGATAAAGTATTTAATACAGGAGTATCTGATAAAGGGAAGGTCGTTGACTTTCTCAATAAAGCTTGCGAAAGTCAGATTGAACCATTCATCGAGGAGAGCTATAAGGATTTGGCGGATTATGTTAATGCGTATGATCAAAAAATGTTTATGAAGCGAGAGAATATTGCTGATCGTGGTATTTGGACTGCAAAGAAGCGATATATTCTTAATGTATGGGATAGTGAGGGAGTTCGTTATGCGGAACCTAAACTGAAGATGATGGGAATTGAAGCAGTTAAATCTTCAACACCTGCTCCTTGCCGTAAGATGATTAAGGATGCTCTTAAGATGATGATGAGTGGTACTGAAGATGATGTAATTGACTTTATTGCGGAGTGTAGAAATAACTTTAAGAAGTTGCCACCAGAAGAAATTTCTTTTCCAAGGAGTGTTTCTGATGTAGTCAAGTATAAATCTCATAGCGAAATCTATACTAAGGGGACGCCAATTCACGCTAGAGGTGCTCTTCTGTTTAATCATTATATTAAGCAGAATAAACTAACGAATAAGTATTCTCTCATTCAAAATGGTGAAAAGATTAAGTTTCTTTATCTTAAAAAACCCAATCCTATTCATGAGAATGTCATTTCATTCATTCAGGATTTTCCTAAGGAATTGAGTCTTAATAAATTTATTGACTATGAATTGCAATTTAGTAAGGCATTCCTAGAACCTTTGAAGATTATTCTTGATTCGATTGGATGGAATGTTGAAAGAACCTCAAATTTAGAATCATTTTTTTGCTAATGAATTTGCCTATAACATATAAAGAACTTGAAACTATAATTACCACAATTAAAAATGTGGATAAAGATTTATATGCCAAATTATGGTCATATAAATTTGCATTGAACAATAAAAAAGTGAATGGAGTAAAGTAATGGATTTTTTAAAAGATATTGTAAAAGAGATTGGTGATGACTACACCAAACTCGCAGCAGACATTGATGAAACTGAAACTTATGTTGATACGGGTTCTTACATCTTTAACGCACTCGTTTCAGGTAGTGTATTTGGTGGTGTATCTGGGAATAAGATTACTGCTATTGCTGGAGAGTCTTCTACTGGAAAGACTTTCTTCAGCCTCGCCGTTGTTAAGAATTTTCTCAATTCCAATCCCGATGGTTATTGTCTCTATTTTGATACTGAGGCAGCTATTACCAAGTCCCTACTTGAATCTAGGGGTATTGACACCTCTCGTCTTGTAGTTGTTAATGTTGTAACTATTGAGGACTTCCGCAGTAAAGCACTTAAGGCAGTAGATATATACCTTAAGAAACCAGAAGAAGAACGCAAACCTTGTATGTTTGTGCTAGACTCTCTGGGTATGCTTTCGACTGAGAAGGAGATTAATGATGCTCTGAATGATAAGCAAGTTAGGGATATGACCAAATCTCAACTTGTAAAGGGTGCATTCCGAATGCTTACTCTTAAACTTGGTCAAGCAAAAATTCCAATGATCGTT